CACGATAGAGTTCAGCAATGATGTCTCTTGCCATAGAACGGAAGGCATCCTTGACACTTTTGGTGCCATCAATCATAGACATGAAACCAGACTCAAGAGAACTTTCGACCGATCTGATGACATCAAGACGTTGACGCTCTGCTTCTGTCAACTCATTGGTTAGGCCAATCTCTTGCCTCAGTTTAGATGCCCTACCTCCTTGAGTTTCTCCGGGCAGAGGCTTGGAGAACTCAGCACGAAGTCTCGCTCGTTCTTCTTCGAGAAGCTGCATCCTTGCACGTTCTGCATTGTATCTTGGGTCTCTTGGATCAAGAACAACTGCTTGAGCAGGGGCATTTCCACCAGCAAGTAATTTCTTTGCATTCTCAAAACTGATGCCTAGCTTAGAGGCCAGAATTGTCGCACTATTAGCAGATGCTGCAATGCTCTTTTCATAGGCTTCTGTCTCTCTACGAAGGAGAACTGTAGCATCGTAAGCTGCTCTTAGGCTTGCCTTAAGGTCATCTGAAATGTTGAGGCCCTTAAGCATCTCCTCAAAAGCAAGTTTTTCTTGAGCCGCAATTTGCTGTTTGACCTGAAGGGATTCAGAACCAAACTTTTGAACCATCGTCAACAAAACAATTTCTTGCTGCAACTCTGCAAGACGCTCTTGACCAATTTTTCTATCTTCTATGGTCTTTCGTTGTTCTCGCAATTCTCTAATCTGACGTAGAAGTTCCGCATTTGCGGCAATTTCGGCCTCTAAGCCATCAATAATCGCATCTTGAACTATCGTATCAATATAAGGGTCTTCTCTTGCAGCAATACGAGCAGCCAACTGTGCTTCAAGTCGTGTTATCTCGTTCTCAATGAGGACTTCATTAGTGGTTTCCAAGCCACGGTTTAGTCTCTCGATCTCTAGGGCCGTGCTGGAAATATCGTCTTTCAGGGAGTTGAGGGCATTTCCAAAGCTGTTTGAAGACTCACCTGTTCTGCTAAAATATGCCAAGACAGCAGTTAAAGACGGGATAAGAATAGATGCTGCCGTTCCAACTACAGCCCCCATAGCACCGGGAATAAGATACAACAAACCAGCAAGCTGAGTAGCCTGCTGACCAAAAGCAACGAAAGCATTGGTGCCGGATTGCACCTGAACAACGAAGTCACCAACCTGATAACCTAGTTGTTGCGTGACAACTCCAAAACGATTCATGCCTCTTCCAGCAGAAATGGTGGTGTTTGAAAGTTGACCCATATTTCGGTTCAAATCTTTCATAACCCGTCCGGTTTCTTCTCCGGTGGTATTCAGTCTATCAAAATCCCTAATACCATCTTTAATTTGTCTTGTGTCAAAGGCAACGCCAATTTCTGCAATATCAGTCATTTACAGCCCTCATGTAAACCTTGTCTAACTTCTTAATGGCTTCTACCTCGAAGGCAGTAAGTGGCGTATTGGTCAATTCCATCCAAGCCTTAATGTCACCATACGAAATGGGATTAGGCCCGCTAAATCCTACAGACCTTGAATTGTTCAAAATAGTAAAGGCAGACCAGATATGAGAGAGAAGTTCTGGGAACTCAGGTCCATCCAGTTCTTTCGGTCTCTTTCCAGTCTGCCTTTCTACTTGTTCAAGGTGTTCTCTTGGTGATAAGCCATCCTTGTCGGGAATGCTCAGCTTGAACTCATGTTCAGCGAACTCTTCCAGATCGACAATCAGGCTTTCAAAAAAGAAGCGGTATCGTTCAGTGCCTCCTCGACTTGATCCTTGATCCAAGGATAGTCCCTGTAGAGGTCAACAGCAGATTGGAAGTCAAGTTTGGGTGTCTTACCACCAAGAACGATGTCCCATTCCTTTGTCACTCGGGAAAGGACTTCAAGAGCCGATTGTTCTGCTTCCTCAGAGGTGAGGCTGAACTTCTTGCTCTTTTGTGCCTTCTGAAGACGACGATTGATTTGCTCATGGAGAGCCTCTTTATACACCTTGGAGTGTGGTGCATAAACAGTGATCGACATCTCAGTTCCGTCTTCTTTGGCGATAGGCTCAAGAGTGACAGGATGGTTAAGGATGACTTCGATAGTATCTGCTTTGGGTTTAAGGTCGAGAAGGTCCATGTCGGGTGTTCCTTAGGTTGTGTCGGGAATTGTGATATAAGCGGCAGGAGTGGCCCCGACAACCAACCCCTGCCTACCCCATAGTGGGGATTACGGGTTCGTCCGAGTCAGTTTCAGGGACGTAGCTTCCGAACTATCATAGATCGCCACAAACGGCAAGGTGATGATGCGCGACTGAGGATTGTCAACCGGAACATCAGCGCCATTGATCTTGATGCGCGGGAAGAGGAAGGTATAGGGGTTCGTGCCAGTGGGATCATCCACTTCAACTTCGATAGCCGTCTCGGTCTCGTTCAGGAAACGGTTGACCAGAGTGGCATCTTCAAAGTAAGCGGTGATCGTCCCTTCGACAGTAGCCATGCCATACTCAAGCTGCGGGGTCGTAGAGGCACCAACAACAAAGGTAGGAGCAAGGCTATTCGAGAGGGTGAAATCAATGCCAGTGACCGTGGCAATGGACGAGAGCGAACTACCAGCGTTACCGATCTCAATAGCACCCGAATACGAATCAAACGGAGCATTGGTCGAGGAAGCAGTTTTGGTAGCATCAACCGAAGAGCCACTGATCGACATATCTTTACCAACCATCGAGAAGGTGCAAGTGACCATCTGGTTGGGACGGATCGAGACAGCCATCGAGGAAACAGCCATACCCGTGAAGAGACGGAACTGAGTGATGTCCGCAGCAGCATCTTCAATCGAGAAGTATTTGGGCGTAGTGCCAATCTTCAGGACGTTAGCATTCCAAGCACCGAAGAAAGCACTCTCAAAGAACGGATCATAGTCACCTTTACGAAGATCAACGGCAATATCGCCAGCAGCCGTGCGGTTGCCATGACGATCAGTGCGAATCATACGATCAGGCTGAATGTCATTCCCCTGAACACGCTCTTTGCTCAGATTGAGCGAGTGGGTCGTATAGGGAAGTTGAATGAGTGAGGGACCGACAGGCGTAGTGCCAAAAACTGATTCGACAACATACGAAAGGCCAGAACGGCTACCTTGCGAAAAGGGCATTGTTTGTCTCCTTGTTAATCGTAGATATACCAGCCGACATTGACTGGGGTGCAATAGAATGGCGAGTCAAGGTAGCTGGTTCCTACCTCTGCGTAATCGACAGAGACAATAAACCCATTGTAGGAGATGTCTGTCGTGGCATCAAATCTCAGAAGAACTGCATCAACAATATCGTAATTTGCACCCGGACCAACATTTTCAGGAGTGCAGATCGTCAGTCGATACAAGCCTTGATAAAGCTGTTGAGGATTAAGACCTCTGGTAGCAGGGCGACGAAGAGTTGGAACCATCGTGGCTTTGATATAGGGTGTCCCGGTTACTTGTTGATAAGGGACGTTCTGGTAGGCGATTGCAGGAAGACCTGTTGCAGTTGCGAGGTGGTTGTCCAGACAGGCCCTGATGTCATTCATAATGCTCATGTTCTGGACCTCACTTTTAGAATAGCACCCACAAGGATGTTTGGAGCCACATTTCGCAGAATCGCAAATGTGCCATATTTAGGATTATTTTCTACTGCTCTGGCGTGAGGTGCTTGGTTTGTAAAAAATATCTTTTCGGGGTTCTTCGGCAATATCGCTATATCGTCTTTTAGTTGTTTCAGAGATTCGGCTTGTTTAGCCCCTACATCTTGCCCTTTTGGCCTATCCTTAGAACTTCTGCTTCTTCCAGCGCCACGAGTCGTCCTTATGGAATGAGAAGTTACATACGCACCAGTGTCAACAGGTGAAATGTCTGTTGCTTTTTTAGAGAAGTCTTCCAAGAAGACTTTTACAGTTTGGTCAACCCTATTTTCAACACTTTTTAGAACTTGCCTAAGACTAGCGCGCATATCAGTCCCTCACTTGAAGGAGATAGCACATCACGTTGTTGGCTGATTTGATCTGCATGACCTTGACGATATTGACCGTATCGCCTTCTCCTACAATCTGATCTGTGCTGTCAGGAGCAGGAGTGGCATTTCCATTAACAAGTTTGTCAGACAACACAACACGACGATCACCACGAAGGATGTTCTCATCATCAATCATATCAGGCGTATATTCGTAGAAGTAGGCTCTTACACTGTAATCAGTGTTAGTCGTAGTTAAGGTGCCAGTAGCAGCAGAATATGCAGTCATTGCCCTCTTACGAAGAGTGACGATCCTGCCATGCTCCTTGATGAGATTTCTCAGAGTGGTGGGATCAAAAGCCATCAGTCATAATCAGGGATATAGGTATCCGCTGCCTCCGGGTTGTTAAACTGGTCAACAGCGAACTGCGGAGAAACACGATCAGTATTGGCTTCCACAACACCCATAGCGGAATTAGAGATGCCACCCGCAGAGACGCCTAGAGCGCGTCCAGAGACCTTCTTACCGAGAGCATCCATCTGGGTAGACAGAAGAGTGTATTGCTTGCTACGGTCGCTGTAGGAGGCTTGTAGAGCACCATCCAGTTGAGTGTCTACCAGCCGAGAAAACTTGGCAGCAATAATGCGACAAGACCAACTAGCAGCATAATAGACATTGTTTCCATTCTGACCCAATGCAAAGAAGATTTCTTCGTCCTGAACAAGCTGGTCGTTGGTATCAGTGTCACCAATCAACAGTCGAACAGAATTGAGACGGCCTGAAGCAGCCGTGGTATTCAGGTCACTAGCATTGTAACTCCAAGCCATCTCAACACCTATTATTCAAAGTTTCTGCCGTATGTATGCCGCCAGTTACGAATGATACCAACCTGACGCGCCTTGATCGCACTGACCTTGCACTTCTTTTGTTGATATTCCTTCTCGTTCCTAGCTTTCTCTTTGACCTTGATGTTGATGTTCTTCACAAGATTATGGAGCGATTCAAGATCAAGTTCGTCAAGTCCATCGCCAATACGAGTATTGTCAACAGAAGCCTCAAGTTCATCGTCGTGGTAAAGAAAGCCTTGGTTATACATCGTCATAATACGATGAGCATCAAGTTGCATTTCTTTCCACTTGAAAATGGAATCCACTTCCCAGATACGACCCCGTGCTTGGATTGGAGTTTTCACAAACACGGGGCGATCAAACTGGAAAGGGATAGCACTGTGTCGGGCCATATGCTATCCTTTCTTATTAGGCAACGATGGTCGCAAAGAACGTGCCCATTTCGGGAGCAACGACTTTATGAGCATACGCCATGTTGGCTTCGAGCATTTCGGCAATGCCCTGAACGCGGAGGAAGTCACCCGTATACGAACGAATGTCGATGCCGTAGCCCGAAGCATTCTCAAGTTCGTTCCAAGTGAAGGTGTAACCAGCCGAGGGAACCATCAGGCCAGCCGAGCGCGGACGATAGTAGAGAGCCGCAGCCTTACCACCGATGAAGGTGTTGACTTCGGTATCACCCTCTTTCGCCGTGTTCTGGACCGCTTCCATGACGAGTAACTCTTCCACGCCAAAGATTTCAGCCAGCTTGGCATCCGTGACGAGCGCCGTGTTCGTAACGGTCGCACCACCATTCAGGCGGTCAAGGATGTCCGGGTGGTTGACGAGCACATCACGCACTTCTTTGCCAACAACCATGACATTCGGCTTGAAACCGCCCGACTTGAGTTGGACCGTCCGCATCGCAGTCGTAACGTCAACGATGGGCGTCGAGGCCGTGTAGTCCGACCACTGCTTGACTTGGCCCGTCGTCGGGGTGCCCGAAACGCCCGTGTAGTCCGTCGACCAGACCGAGGCTTTGAAGTAGTTGTCAGCCCACTTGATCTCACGGTCGATCAGGAGTTGATGCGTCAGCATCTGAGCGCCAGCAGCACGGATGTCGAGAGCGGCATCTTCGTTGGCGAGGGTTTCAAAGTCGAAGTCCGTCGAGATCGAGTAGACCTTCGCGGTATAGCTATCATTCGAGACAGCCATGCCAACACGGGGCGACATCGTGCGGGGAGCGCGCTCTTGCACTTGGCCCGTGCGGTTGAAATGCTCACGGTCATACTTGTAGTATTTGTCGGTCTTCTTCGACACCGGAACATTGGGGAACACGCGATCCGCAATAAACGCCGTAGAGTTTTGCAGGAACGCAATCGTAATATTGGTAAGCGGCTGGTCGATATGGACCGAACCCGGAGTGAGCATAGCCATCTTTGTATTCCTTTACTTAACTAGATTAGGCCGTTTTCTCAGCGCGCGACAGTTCGATGGTCACGATGCGACCCGAAGCGCCATCCTCAAGGGCATAGCCAAGGATAACGTCCGAAGCAGCAGCCGAGACCGCTTTGCCGTCAGCATCCGACGCGACATCATCGCCGCGCGAGAAGGTTCCGCCGCAGAGGACAGTCACACGACCATCGTAAGCGACCGGGATGGCTTGGTTAGCGCCCGAAGCGCCGAAGAGAGCAACACCATCAGTGCGAAGGCCATCGCCCGTTTTGTCAACTTGACCGTCAGCCGCAAGCGTGACGAAGGTGAACTGCGTAATCGCAGAACCCGAGATGTAGGTGCGGGTCTGCATGTTCTCCGAAAATGCCATTTTAATGACTCCTATTACTTCTTGTAGGTTTCTTTGAGAAGGGCTTTACCTTCTGCGGTTTTGATAACGGCGGCATAACCCTGTTGGTAGGTCATACCTTTTTCAGCCGAATAGGCTTTAGCCATAGCTTCGAGTTTCGCTTGAGCAGAACCAAAATCTCCGTCGGCATCCGATTTACCAACTTCCGACATCATCCCTTCAAAGAGTTTGTCGGCTGCACGAAGCATTTCGAGAAGTTCTTGGTCATCACCAATCGACTTCAGCAGTTTACCGCGTTGGTCAGCCGTCCCCTTGAAATTGGGCAGCACCTCGTCGGCACGTTTGCGGAGTTCTTCAGCCGCACGGGCTTTCTCGACCTCTTCTAGTTTTTTAAGGACCGGGGCAGGGATAGCAGACTTGGCAACCTTTTCCCCGTCAATCTCGATCATCTCATCAGCCTTCTCGACAGCCTCATCCTTCTTGGAGAGTTCTTCGATCTGAGCCTTGAGGGCTTCGACTTCCGACTTGAGGAGTTCACACTCAGCCTTGTAGGACTTGCGAGCAGGCTTCTTGCCTTCCATCATTTCCTCTTCGTCGTCGTCTTCCATCATGTCGTCCTCTTTGCCCATCTCTTTGTCGTCATAGGCTTTGAGGAGTTCGTCTTCAGTTTGGATTTCGTCTTCCATTGGGGTTTCCCTTTTGAACAGAGCGACGGT